TCTCCGTGGAGCCAACCTATGAAATACAATTTAAAAGATCTCAGGTAGAAGGGCCTCACTTAATCACCTACCAAAACGAACTTGATCATGAGAATATTTTCTGGATCTATGGTGGAAAAGATGAGAGCTCCCAAGATCTGATCCAGGGCAAAACGCTGGCGGGTATCCTCTTCGATGAGCCGCCATTAATGCCCCAAAGTTTTATCAATCAAGGATTGGCCCGGCTCTCTGTGGAGGGGGCAAAGGCCTGGTTCCTCAATAATCCAGAGACCCCAACACATCCTCTCTACGTTGAAACTCTCAATCCCTTACAGGATGCCAGAAAGCTGCTATTCGTTCATGTAGTGATGGATGATAACCCGGCTCTATCCGCGGAGGCGAAGGCAAGGATTGAGAGCCAATGGCCAGTCGGGACAGTCCTCCACCGGCGATATGTGCGTGGTGAGAGGGCTGCAGCGGAAGGTAGGGTTTACAGCTTTTTTGATAGCGATCCCTCGGCTGGGTACGTAGTTGATACCGTGCCGGAGACTTTCATCATGTATCTAGCCGGCCTCGATTATGGGATATCGAATCCTTTCGCTGCATCCTTGTGGGGGTTATCAGGCGGTATCTGGTATATCCTGAAGGAATTTTATTGGGATTCAGTGATTGAGAAGAAGCAAAAAACAAATCCAGAATATATCGAGGATCTGGCGAGGCTTTGCTATTTGAATGATACTCCAATAGCGCCTACAAAGCTTCTCGTCCCTCCTGAAGAACCTGGCTTTCAACGCGAGATAAAGCAGAGCAAGCATCCCGGGCTTCATCATGTTGCTGATGCTGATAATAAGATCATGCCTGGCATTGAGGATGTAACGACCCTTCTATCTCTCGGAAAATTGAAGATCTCTCAAAACTGCCCGACCACGATTTGGGCACTAAATAATTTGCTTTGGGATCCGAAAAAGCAGGCTCAAGGCCTTGATATGCATATGAAGGGTGGATCAGGAAGCCCCGACCATGCCGCAGACAAAACCAGGTATATAGCTAGAGAAGCGAAAAGGATACTCCAAAGGATGGGATTATTATAATTTGTTTAATTTGTGGTTCTAAGATCGGTGCAGCCTTCCCCGTCCCAATAGCTGAGCTCCGGTTCACGCCTATTGTACCGCATGTACCTGGCCTCACTGAGAACCGCCTCGGGCATACTGTGCTCACAGACCGTCTTTGCTGCCAGGAATGCTATCAGAAGATTCAACAGAATGATTTCAAGATAATTCAAGAGGCTGGGAAGATTCCCAAGAAATAGATGCTCACAACACTGGATTTTATAGCTGATGGCAAACCCTGGCCACCGGATGATATCGATGAGAGGGCCCGCCTCCAGGAGCATGCCCGCAACAGGGCCATCTATAATGGACTGCATGAGAAGATCTTTCCCCGGTATATTGCTTATCTGGCTGATGCTCCCAAGGATGGCAAGAAACAGGTAATTATCCTCGATTGGCCGGAACTGGCCACATCTAGTTATCTTAACCTCCTCTTGGGGGAGGAGATTCAAGTCACGGCCCCCCGGGAGGATTTGCCCGAGAGACCGGATGAACAGGTCTTTATCGATGTATCCCGCTATGGACTTGGATTCTACGAGATCTCTGATGCTGGCATCCAGGCGCTGAATCCCGAGAATTGCTTCTTGATCGTTAGCCAGGATAATATTCAGACGCCTTGGGCTTACGTATTCTTCCGGGCCTGGGAGGAGGGGGGTCAGAAGAAAACCAAATACGTCAAGTTCACAATCCATACCAAAGCCCAGATCCAGCATATCATCTTTGAGGAAAATAATGGAAAACTGCTTGGTCCCAAGGATCTTAAGACTTTTCCAGCATTCTCCTCCTTAAAAACGGACTCAAAAGGTTTACAAAAGCCCAATGTGGATGATATCCTAATCGTTCAAGTCAACAACCAACTTAGCTCAGAACGTTATTACGGGCGGTCAGATTATAAGCCCTCTATCATCACTCTGATTGAATCCCTCGAGATGTCTTTTGCCCAGCGGGATGAGGTCCTGGCGAAGTTCACAAGCCCCACTCCCGTAATCCCGGAATCGGCAACTACCTTTGATCATAGTACCAAAGAATGGATTTACAAACCTGGCACGCCTATCATCCGCGCCCCTGGTGAGGAATCTCCTGGGTTGATGGTATGGCAGGCTGAGCTTGGGGCGGTGGAGCGGGCCATTGACCAAAAGATGGATCAGCTCTTGCAGATGCTCCAGCTCTCCCGGGTCCTCCTAGCAGGCAAGGATGCTGGCACGGCAGAGAGCGGCACGGCTCTCAGGATCCGGCTGATCCCCACCCTGGCGAAGGTCTCCAGATATGCCCGGGCCGCGGAGCGGGCCATTCCTAAAGTCCTAAATCTCTGGTCTCAGCTCAATAATCCAATAGTTCCAATCCAAGATATCCAAGTCGAACTTCAAGACGGCATCCCTGAAGATCCTAAAGAGACAGCAGAGATTCAATCGATCAGGGCAACGACATTGGCAAACCTGAAGAATGCCCGGATACTGAGCGGCAAGGCGGCCTTGAGGGCAGCCTATGACGCCGGCATTTTGCAGCCTCTCCCGGATATGGATATCGGTGAGTCTGTGGATGAGGTCTGGAATCAAGCACAAGATGAAGTTTTATAAGCTCTGTTGCTTGAACAGAATGGCGTCAGGCCAGAGTAGTTGACGATCATGTTATGTGAATGGCCACCTAGCGCCTAGCTAGGGGAGTTGAAGTTCTATGGCAGGAAACAATCCATTACCAGCGGGTACGCCTCCCGCAGATCCTCCGGCCGGAGGGCAACCAGGCGGGCAACCGGTAAAAGACAAGGAGCCGGGGAACGAATTCATTCTGAACCAAGAGCAGTTCAACGCTCGATGGGCGGAGAAGATGGTATCTCTTGAAAAGGAGCTTGGTATGTCCACTAAGGACGCCAAGGCGCTCATCAAAGCTAAGAAAGATGCTGATGAGGGAGCCAGGAGCGATCTCGAGAAGCTTACTGGCGAACGAGATAGCTTTAAGACGGAGCTGGATGGCGCCAAGCTACAGCTTGCAAAAATGGAATCTCTCTTAGAGGCCGGCATCCCCGCGGAAAAGATCCCAAAACTCCTGAAGCGGGTGAGCGGCAAGACAACAGAGGAGATCAAGGCTGATATCGCCGAAATGAAGGCAGACGGCTTGATTCCAACAGCCACCCCACCAGCCGCAGCGCAAGGCGCCGGAAATGCTGGAGTACCTGGGACGCCAGGGGCGAAAAAACGCTGGACTAAATCAGAGATCCAGAAAGTAGCAAAGACGGCTGATGCTAAGACGCTCGAGGAGATTAATCTTGCTCAGAGCGAAGGCCGGGTGGATTACGATAAATAAAACGTAGGTGATATAGAAGATGATAAATTCTTTCATTCCCGAACTTTGGGAGGCTAATCTGCTCGTAGGCGCCAGGAAGTTCTTGGTATACGGGCAGCCCGGTGTAATAAACCGGAACTACGAGGGCCAGTTTGCCCAGAAGGGCGATACCCTCCACATAACCGGCATCGGGCCGGTCACAGTCGGAGACTACACAAAGGGCACTGATATGGGCGCTCCTGAGCAGTTGACCGATGCTGAGGCAACCTTGATTATATCCCAACAGAAATATTTCAATTTCGCTGTCGAGGATTTGGACAGGGCCCAGGCAATGGGCAATTTCGAAAGTCAGGCTAGAGATGAGGCCATGTACGCCATCGCAGACGCACGCGACCAGTACATTGCTGGACTCTGGGGCGAGGCCAGCGCATCTAACAGGCTCGGGACGACTGCGGCGGCTATCGTGCCCGTCCTGACTGAAGCCGCGGTGCTGAACATCTTCAATGTCCTGATCGATTGTGCCACTCTCCTGACCAACTCAAGGGTCCCTCAGGAAGGACGGTTCATCGTAGTACCCCCCTGGATCGAGGCCATGATCGTGAAGGAGTTCCACATGTCCGGTGCTTCGGCCCCCGGCCTGGGTACGGTGGCTGCCATGAATGGCTTTATAGGCCGGGTGGCAGGCTTTGACGTCCTGGTCAGCCATAATGTGCCCTGCGCAACTGCCACAACACTCTATAGATGTCTGTTTGGCACGTCAAAGGCCATCACCTTCGCAGACCAGATCAATAAGGTCGAAGCCATCAGGGATCCCGACCAGTTCAGGGACGTGATCAGGGGCCTCGATGTCTATGGCGCAAAGGTCGTACAGCCTGACTATCTCGGCGTCCTAACGGCGAGCGTGGCCTGAGGAGGTGACTTAAATGGTTAAATCTACAATCCTTATAAACGATATGTCCGGCGCCAAAGAAGGGACATTCAATACTGCTGAGGTACCTGATGCGGTCGACATAGCGAACGACAATGAGCTCACGGTCGGAGCTTTCCGGAAGTTGATCCTTGCATTCCACCTGAGCGCCTCCACCAATACCGACACCATCACCATCAAGGCAGGAACGATCATGCCCGCCTTCAGGAAAGATGTCGGAGATCTGGTCTACACTCTCACGGGGGGGGCAAAAGAGCTGGTAGTAGGCCCGCTGGAGACCGCTCGATATAAGCAGGCAGATGGCAAGATCTATGTCCTCTTCGCAGGGGCCACAGTGGGCGGGACTATCGAAGCCTATGGCCTGAGATAGCGAGGCGTCCATGCTACGAAACAAGAAGACGGGGGAACTTAGGGAACCCCCCGATTCTATTCTTTGGACGCGATGGCTGGAAAGCGGAGATTGGGAACAAATTGAGACTGGACCCCCAAAAGTAGTAGAGACAAAAGTAGATACCGGTTTTGAGGTTGAGGTTGAAAAGCCCAAAGAATCTAAGAAGCGCATAGCTCGGAGCGTTGACTATGACCGCACTACCAAGTGATAGGAGCACAGATACAGAGATTTTTCGGGCAATTGAAACACTTTTGGACGAAATCAAAGTTCTGGTAGCGGATGGATTAGGAATGAGAACGACAGCAAGTTCTGTAGGGACAGGTGGAGAGCAAACCATAGCGCATCTTCTGGGAGTTGTTCCAAAGGCAGTTAATATAGTAGCCACAGGAGCTAATGCGGTAGTCCCGGCTTATCGAGCAGATGCAACAAATATCTATCCAACTGTGCCGCTTGGTGAACCTTATGTGTGGTCAGCGGAGGCTTAGAACATGAAACTAAAATGGCTTATGTTATTTTCCATCATGCTGCTTTCTACCGTTGCCTTTGCTGCCGTCGTCTACCCTGGGGGAACTTTCAAAGGCCCAGTGGACATGTACGGCTATGATCTCAACAATGCTACGAATCTGGAAGCAAATATCACCCAAGTGGGCAATTTAACGACATGGTTGGAAGCTAATAATACTCGAGTAGGTGTTCTTGAAACGGATATGGGTTCTAACACAAGTAGAGTGGGAACCCTTGAGACGGACTTGGGTAATAATGCTACTCGGGTGGGTACATTAGAGTCAGATCTATGGGCTAATGCCACGCGAACAGGAACCCTTGAG